CGCATGAGGCGGGGGTCTCGCGTCAAGAACCCTTGTCGTTCTACCCAGGTCAGGCAGGAACACAGCCGAGACTACCGCAGCCGCTCCACCGACTCCACCGACACCGGCTTGTTCTCCACCGCCCACACCGACCTCACCGTCGCGAGCAACGTAGCCAGCGCCGTCACGGCCAGCCCGACCTCGCCGACATCCAGGCCGTTGTCCTCGAACGCCACACCCATCGTCGCCGCGAACGTAGCCACCGCCGTTGCCGTACCGCCAACCAGCGCGGCCCACATCTTCGCCTTACCCAGCCTCATCCTTGCCCTCCCGTCGGGTTGTCGAGCGAACCGAGCAGCTCACGCATGCCCTGCTTGGACGCTGACGTCATACCCGCCAACAGCTGCTGCATCTGCTCGGTGGTCAGGTCCACCTCGACACCGTTGTCCGCGATCGCGGCCATCACGGCAGCCTGGTTGTTGCTGACCGTGCCGGCCAGTGCGTCGGTCTTGGCTTCGGCGCGCAACGCCGCGCCCTTGGTCTGCCACAGCGTCTCGGCGAGCGGCTCACTGTGGGTCGAGGGGCCGCCCTTGTACAGGCCCTCATAGATTGCCACCAGCATGTTGCGTTCGTCGGCTTGCATGTCCACCTCCGGTTGTCTCTGGGCAGTGATACCCGCCCATGGTGTCGCGGTGTCGTTGGCCGGGCTGGCCACCACCGACAGGTGCAGGTGGTGAGTGTGCGCGTTGCTGCCGGTGTAGGCGCGCCAGCCCACGCCCGGTGTCCAGATCCGCCGGTTCCAGATGATGTACTTGATCCGCGGATCCCGGTTGGTGACCAGCGTGTCCGCTAACCACTGGCAGTCCAGGCCACCGCCCGGGTCGTGAGTGAAGTCCCTCGCGGTGACCACGCCACCGCCGGGTGGCGGGTACCACGGGTTGTGGTCGCTGTTGCGGTTCTGGTGATCAGCGTCGCCGATCCACCCATCCGATGCCTTGTTCCGGCCCGGCGCCCGGTTGTTGAGCTGGTTGAGCAGGACGTTCAGTGCGTTCGCCGCACGAGCCACCGCGCACCTTCTTTCGCTATGCCGCTGTGTCGTCCTCGTCATCCCATAACGGCGGCGGGTCAGGTAGTTCGATCCCGTGCTGTTGGATCACGTGCACAGCGGTCTGGTCCCAGCGGGAATGCCGCCGCATCCGCTTCTCCGCACCCTCGATCCACGTCTCGAGCGCGTCCACCCGGTCCAGCAGCTTGTTGTAGCTGGTCGAGTTCGCCGTGACGATCCCGGCGCCGGCCGTGAGCGCGGCGGCCGCGCCGTCCCGGTCCATCTTCCGCGCCTCGGGTTTGGCTTTGAGCGCGAGAACGAGCGAACCGGCCGCGCTCGCGAAGACGCCGCCGATGACCACCCAGTCAGGGAGTGCCACTTTTCGCCCCCCGTCTGCGTACCCATTCAATCTGTGCTGCTCGCAGAATAGACCCGGCGCCTAGGAATGTGAGCAATCCTCCGAACGCTGTGGCGCGTTCACCGAATAGGGACCAGGCCCAGACGGCGTAGGTAACGAAGAGGGTGCCGACGCCGAATTGGCCGGCCTGTTCGAGCAGGACACCGTACCAACTGTCATGTCGGACTATTCCGGCCAGTGACAGTACTGAGGTGACAAGCAACATCCATAGGAATAGGTGACCGAACGGCGCCGGGTAGCCACGGATGGTTTGTCCTGCTGCCTTGTCGAACGCGAACAGGGCACGGACAGACCACACCACGCAATAGGCCAGAAACAACACCGCAAGCGGATGCGTTCGCGACATTCCCCGCCACCCTTCTTTCACGTTAACGGGTCGCCACAATGGTGATGATCACCCCGGCCACCGTCGCCAACGCCAGGATGACCGTGATCGTCCTCGACACCGGCGACCACTTCTGCTCACCCTGAGCACGACGTGCCTCCTCAGCGTCCTTCAACGCCGCCGCCGTGGTCAACACGGTCGCGTCCCGGCTCACCGCCTGATCGGCCAGCCGCTGCACCTGCAACGCCACCTCGGCCAGCCGGTCCGCGAGACGATCGATCGACCCGTTGATCGTCTTGAAATGCCGGTCATGGTGATCCAGCCGTTCCAAGATTTTCCCGGCCGCCACACCCTCGTCGTAGTCGCTGGCCATAACCGACCCCCCGAATCAGGCAACACGCTTCACCGTAATCCGGTTAATCGAATACGACGCGTCACCATCCAGATTGTGCGTACCCGCACCCAACGCGATCCACCCCACCGCCGCGACCCCGTACGTCCCCGCCACCGACGCCGTGAACGTCCCCACACAGTTCAGCTGATACACGCCCGCCGCCTCACCGCCACGCGTGAACGACCCCTCGATCTGCGTGTCCGTCGCGACCGCCGCACCGCCCTGCTTGTACACCAGCCCCAACACCGCATACCCCGCAGCAGACACCGCCACCGACGCCTTCGCCCGCACCTCGTACTTCGCCGCCGCCCGCGCCGTGAACGTCCCCGCCAAGTTCGTCAACACCTTCGTCGCGCTGTTCCACGTCGACGAATCCGTCGTCGCCGTGAAGTCCAGCAGCATCTTCCCGATCTCCGCCGCGCTCTCCATATCGCTCGCGGTCACGATCTGCCCCGCCAGAAAAGCCACAACTCACCAACTCCTCTCGCTACAGGGCCCACCGGCTCGGCCGGTCAAGACGAACCGAACTACCAGCCGCGTGCGACTTCACCACACCATTCACCGAACGCGTCACCGTGAACTTCTGCCAGTTCCCCAGCAGCACCGACATACCCCGTGAGAACGCCGCCGCGCCACCCGTCACCACGAACGACCCGAACGCGTTCGCCACCTCACCCGTCACCGCCTTGTAATCCCACACCAGACCCTGATCATTGCCCAGCGTGGACGACGGCTCACCGATCTCGGTGTACCCCGACAAGGCAGCGACGCTGGTCCAGTCGTCCTGCTTCCACCCCGCCGTGATCAGCATCCCGCTCGAGATCAGCCCATACAGCGACGGGTAGTACACGTTCTGGGCCGAGGCGTTGAACTCCTGCGTTGAGGTGCGCAGCAGCTGAGGGCAGTTCCGCAGCGCGATCATCTGCGCCTGCACCGTGTCCCCGGCCGCGTGCGTCCCGCCGATCACGATCGTCGGCCCGGCCGGTTCCGTCACCCCGTGCACTTTCCAGAACCAGGTGATGTTCGCCAGCGTCAGCATCGGCGTCCAGCCCGATGACGCGGTCGACAGGCTGTTGTTGCTCAGGTCCCGGCCCGCCGCCAACACGATCAGCAGATCGCCCTGCGCCGCGCCCGCCGGCAGGCCGGGGGTGACGTTCGCGTTGTCGGCCGCGACCGCTGTCCCGGCGGCCACGAACGACGGTGTCACCGTCGTGATCCCGGTGACGGTCATGACCTCGCCGCCGACCCGGATGTCGAACGGGAAGTGCGTGGCGTGCGTCGCGGTGTCGATCCACAACGTCTGGTCGCTGCCCTTGACCGTGAACGTCGTCTGGGTCGCGTCGACCGCCAGCTCCAAAGTGGACGTCGACGAATCCACCCGCGCCCGGGTCGCCGAGGACAGGTCATCCGCCGCCGGGACGAACGCGTCGAACGGCGCGGCCGGTTCGCCGATCAGCTCGAACGTGTGCATGAACTGGTTGAGCCGTTCCCGGTAGCCCACGATCCGTTGCCGCACGGTCCCGAACTGGTACACCGCCTCAGCGCCGGTCACTGCGTACACGTCACCCGGGCGCATGTCCAGCAGCGCCAGCCCGATCGTCGGATCCGCCAGCACCGGGGGCGCGGCGAGGTTGACCACCGCGGCGGGGAACCGTGGGTCTTCGACTGTGCCTAGCGCTACCCGGAACGCCGCCATCTGCAACAGGCCGGTGTCGTTGCGGGCGTTCACCGTGACACTGCCGCCGGGGTACACCCCGACTCCGCCCTTCCCGGGCGGCAGGGTGCTTTTCCGGCCGGTGGTGAGCTCGTAGGTCGCTTCGCTGCCGCCGTCGCGTTTCACCGTGACCTTGTTGCGGATGTCCCGGTCGTTGATGATTGGTTTCCATGGGCGAGTCAACTGATGCCCTGAATAGGACAGCGTCAGGATCGCGTCCTGCACGTACATCGCGTTCCTGCTCCGGTACATCACCCCCTGGTGGGTGCGGCCGTCATACCAGGCACCGGCCACATCCAGGTCCACCGGTTCCCGGACCAGGTCGAGCAGGTTCCCGGTGCGTTGCGGACCCATCGTGTAGTTGTCCATATCCGCGTCGATGGTGGACAGCGATATTCCGTTCTCCTCCAACAACCGGTCGAGGCGGCCGATGATGGTGTCACCGTCATAGGCCAGCAACGGGTCCAGCAGCTCGAAAATGCTGGTGACCCGGTCCTGGACGTAGGCGTGCCCGAACACCGGCGTGTCCATCAGGTTCAGGTTGAACCACACCCGCTTGACCGTCGTGACCTGCACACTGGGCGCGGTGCCGGACAGGAATGTGCCGCCGTTGAAGTCGGTGATGTTGACCTGCGAGATGTTCCAGTCGACGTTCGCGCCGTTGTTCGTGAGGTCCACCGAGATCCGGTGCGCGGAGTCGTCATCCAGGTTGCAGTTGAACACCAGCGACTGATAGACGAACGCCGTCTCGCTGTTCCAGGCCTGCAGCATCAGGTCCCCGCCCGTGCGGTACACCAGCTGCCACAGCTTCGCCGACGGATGATCGGTGTACCAGCGCGCGATGATCGAAAAGTCCACCTGGCCAGCGGTCGGCAGCCGCATCACAAACCGGAACTGCACCACCCCGGTGTCGGTGTAGGCCGGCACCAGCCCGGACCAGTCCGACAGGTTCGCGGTCGGCAACGCGGCCGATCCGTCGATGTCGTCATACTCCGCATACCCCGGTGTCCCCGACAGCGGCACCATCGGCGGATGCTCCGGCAGGCCAGCCGCGAACTGGGTGGACCCTGCGGCGTCTTCCATCGGGCAGTACCACACCAGGCCTTCAGCGGCGGGGATCGAACGCCGCAGCGCGGACTGGACCGGCAGCTCGCCCTGCATCATGCGCCGGGAACTGCCCGCCGCGGTGACCGGCAGCAAGATGATGTTCGCGGTCTCGTCGACGACGTCCATGTCGAGCTCGGCGACCTCACCGAAGAACCGGATCGACCGCACCATGTAGTTGTCGTAACTGACGACCACCGGTTTGGTGTTCGAGTTCCCGCTCGCCACACCGGTGCGCCACCCGATGGCGCCCTTCGGCTGGTTCTCGATGAACCCCATGCCGTCGGGCGCGTCATTGACGTTCCAGTCCAACGGTTCGGGGTCGTCACGGTTCCACACTTTGGCTTGCAGTCGGTCGGCTTCCACGTTGCCTTTGACCCGCAGCCATTGCCCGGTGTTGGTGACCGTAGCGGTGGCGATGTCGGTGACCTGGAATTCGCTGCCGCTGGCGAGGATCCGCCGGTAGTGCAGCGTGATGGTGTCGTTGGTTTCGACCGTGACCCGCAACAGCAGATGCTCGGTCGCGGTCCACCGGAAGATCAGGTTCGCGGGCTCTATCGCGCCACCGGCGACGTCCGAGGTGGGCAGCTGAAAGTCGAGGGACTGCTCGACATCACGCAGCGACACCCCCGCCAGGATCGAGGTGCGATACGAGGACGCGACCGGCACCGAATGTGTGGCCACCCCGCTGGCCTGTTGGAAGTTCGCGGCTGCGACGGTGCCGCCGCTGCCGCTGTTGGTGGCGGTGAGGCTGCCCATGGTGCCGGTGATCGGGCCGATCCCGTTGACGACCGTGTCAGCGAAGTCGTAGTCGAGCAGCCGCACCGCTACCCGGATCGGCACGTTCTGATCCAGTGACCCGTAGTAGGCCGAGGTCGGGTTGTCCGGCCACAGCAGACCGTCGGTGCAGTCCCACACCATCTGGCACTCGGACGGCTCGGGGATGCCGCCGGAGATACCGCGGTTGCCGTGCTGGAGCTCGATGGTGTGGGTGCCGTCGGGGTTCTGGACTTTGTCGGTGATGTCGCGCCACCCGGCAGCGGCGTAGATCTCGACATCCGGCACGATGTTGAGGCTCATGCCGTGCCCCGCAGTAGGCGGGTGATGTCGCCGCCGGCTTTGCTGCGTGCTTGCTCGCGTAGGACGTCGACGGTGGCGGTGCCGAGGGTGCGGCGGTCGAGCACGAGGTTGATGACGATCGGCCCGCCACCGACACCGCCGCCACCGCCTGCGGCGGCGGCCGCGATCATCGCGGACTGCCCGGCCGGGACCACGGTCTGCCCGCCCACAGCGTCGATCAGCGCTCCGCGCTGGGTGCGCATCAGCTCGGGGCCTTGTTCGTTGACGCGGGTCAGGCCGCCGCGCGGGCCGCCTTCTGCGGCGTGCCCGACCACCGCGCCACCCGCCGCGTTCGCGCCACGCAACGCGCCAGTCAACGAGTTCAACGACCCGGTGCCCGGGCCACGCACCACGGTATCCATGTAATAGGTGAAGAACTTCTGTGTCGGCAGGCTGTTCACCGAGTTCCGCACACCTGTCAGGTCCGAGATGACCCGACCGGAGTTGGTGTCGATCACGATCTGCTTACCGCCCGGCAACGTCAGCACGGTGCGGCCGAGGTTGTCCATCGTGCGGGTCACGCCCAGCGCGGCCAGTTGCGAATCGGACATTTTTTTGACCAGGTCCACGAACGCGGGGCTGGCGTAACCGCCGACCGAATCGGCCAGCTCCTGGAACTTGCGGCTGGTGCCGTCCAGGCTGACGCCGTAGTAGAAGACGGAGTCGGTGGCGAGCGCGACCTGGTCACTGAACCCGAGGGTGGACATCAGCGCGTCGTTCTCAGCCTCAGCGAACTGGTCACGATGGTTGATCTGGGTCGCCATGGCTTCACCGAAATCGGTGGTGAACTGGTCCCATGCCCGAGACATCTTCTCGGTCTCGGTGATCGTGCCGGTCGAGAGACCCTCGGTCGCGCCCTTGAAGTCCTCGACCTTGCCCTTCGCGATGTCCGTCTTATCGATCACCCGACCGAACGTGTCCTCCCACTGGGTGCCGAACAACGCCACACCGATCTCATTCTTTTTGATCGGGTCCTTAATGCCCTGCAATTTGTCGATGATTTTCCCGATGGCCTCTTGCGCTTGCGGCCCGCCCTGTGCGATCTGCTCGGGGATTTTCTTGGCGTTCAACCCGAGATCCTTCAAAGCGGTCTTCGTCAATTCCGAACCGTCAATGATCCGGATACCGAATTCTTTCCACGCGTCCGCGATGTAGTCCGTGTCCCTCGCCCCGGCCTGCAACCCATCCTGGATCATCTTCAACGCCTGCGGGCCAGTGAAACCCAGCTGCTCGAAATACCCGGCGTACTCAGTGAGCGTGTCCAGCGCGTCATCAGCACGCGACCCCAGCGTCTGGTACCCGCCGGTGATCAGATCGAACGCGGCCTCGAACGACGGTGACAGGCCGTTGGACACCATGCTGGACGCCGCCCGGATCGGCTCCTGCACGTCGGTCTTGAACGCGCTCGAGATCTTCACCGCGCCCCGCACAATCCGGTCCTGCTGCTCGACCGTCAGGTTCCCCCAGCCCTTTACGTCGGACGAGAGGCTGCCGAACGCGCCGGTGATCTGCTCTTTGCTGTCACCGATCCCGGACCAGAACATGTGCCCGATGCGGTCGCCGTACGCTTTGGCGGCCTCGGGTGACACGCCCATCATGTTCTGGATGTCGGCGGCCACGTGCTGCTTCTCGCCCGCGCGGGCGAACACGTCACTGATCAGGGTGGTGGCCGCGTCCATCAGGCCGCCGCCCATCAGGCCACCGGTGAACCCGCCGGCGAACGCGCCGGCACCGGTCTTGCCCGCGTCTTTGAATTTCCCCCACCCGCCGCTGTCCTCGAACTCGGCCTTGACCGAGACCTTGACGTCTTTCGGTTTCGTATTCGAGACCTTGTCGATAACGGCGGACGCGTCATCTTTAGCCGTGACCTTGGCTTCTTTGTCGTCGACCTTTTTCTTGTCGACCTTATCCACCACCGCAGTCGCGTCATCCTTGACGGTGACCTTGACTGTTTTCGTGTCGGGGATTTTCTCGACAGCGACCCTGAGTTTCTGGACATCACTCAGCGCGGACTTGAGCGGCGCCGAGGCCTTGTTCTGTCCAGTGACGACGATCTTTACTTCGTTGGCCACCGTCTCACCCCCTTCATACCTAGACCGGCTCCAGCACCTGAGCCGGCTCGGCGGCCGGTTCGGTCACCAGCTGCTCGCCCTCGCCCGGCTTGGTCAACGTCCGGGCCTCCAACGCCGCCATGAACGCCTCATCCGGGTCCGGCAGCGCAACGTCCTCGACCACCGGCTCAGGCGCCTCAACAGCAGCGGTAGGCGGCTGGGACACGACCGTCATCCACTGCCGCAACATCGGCAACAGTGTGTCGTCCCGGTCCAGCGACAACACACCCTCAGCCGTCAACGGCACCACCGCCCCGGACTGGCGGCGGATGTTCCACCACGCCACGTGCTGGACGAACACCACCGCCAGGCGCCCGACGTCTTTGGCGCGGATCGGCCGGCCGGACTGGACGCGCTGCTCGAACCGCTCGACCGCGATCTTCGCGGCCAGTGTGCTGGTCGAGCACCTCACCACCAGCCCGGTGCTCTCCCATTCCAGGATCGCGCGGGCCGGCTCATCGGTGAACGCCATGGCTCAGGTCCAGGTCGGTACTGTGCCGTCGGCCAGCACCATGGGCGCGGTCCACGTGAACTCACCCGACTGCGGACGCTGCAGCTGGAAGTCCGTCACCAGAACCTCGTTGGTGAGGGTCTGCCCGGACACCACCAGCGTGCAGGTGCGGTGCGTGTTCGAGGTCGACACCGACGACAGCACCGCGAACGCGTGGTCGGCGGCGTCGTTGAACCCGCCGGACGGCTCACAGGTGAAGTCGGCGAGCAGGTACTCACGCGCGTAGGCGGACATGCCCAGCGTGGTGATGTCCCAGACTCCGCGCGGGGTGGCGAAGTTCAACGCGAACGTGTCGTCTCGCAGCGCTTTCAGCGAACCCGCCGCGTTGTCGACGCTGAACGTTGTCCATCCGAGACCAGACTCAATGGCCATGGCTCATCCGCCCTTTCGTGCCTTGTCGGTAGCGACCTTGTCTTGGTTGGTCGCGAAGTCGTCGACCCAATCCCGCGCGCCGTTCCCGGCGCCGGTGTGCTGCTGCAACTGGAACCCAGTCGAGACATCCCGGACCGCGAAGATGTCCGGCCGGTCCGTCTTGATCACGTGCTGCCGGTGCTCCGGCCCGAATGGCCGAGGCTGGAACGGCGGGAACCGGAACACCGTGATCGACTCTTCCGTCCGCCACTCGCTGTACTGGTTGCCGTGCGAACGACCCCGGATCCACGCGGCCAGCTCAGCACCGTTCGACGTGGACTCATCCAGGTGCGTCTCCCACCCGGACGCGAACGCCCGGCACTGCACCTCGGCGCAGGTCGCCGGCCGGAAATGCGTCGCCCGCGGCGAGAGAATCACGTAGTTCTTGAACGCCGGCGGCAGAGCACGCTGATGCATCGGAGGTACGTAGGTCACTTGAACGCCGCCTCATTCCGGTGAGCCATCACCGCGAACGTGATGGACGTGAACGTCCCGCTCGTGACTACCCGCAAGTAACGTTCGACCGTCTGCGTCAAACCCGTCTGGATCCGCTGCGTGTTCGGTGCCGCCGTCACCGCGGTGAACGCCCCACCGACCACATCCGTCCACGCGTCACCCGCGCCGTTGTCAGACGACTCTTGCAGCTTGATCGTGCAGGTGGTTCCCGTGAACGCGGTCACCTGCAGGAACGCCTGCAACCCGAACGCATACGACCCGGTTGCGGCGGTGTCCACCAGCTGGTCCACGCCAGTGCCGTTCGTCGCCGCCACATCAGTCCGCTTCCCGGCGGTCAGCAGCTTCCCGTGATCGATACCGATCCCGTTGCCCTGCGCCTGGAACTTGAACACCAGGTCACCGTCCGCGCCACGCGCACCGTCATACCCGATCTGCTTATAGCGCAGACACGACACCGCCGCGCCGAGCTCCGGCGCCACCCCCAGCATGACCTCGCGGTCCGCCAGAGGAAGAGTGGACAGCTTGCTGTGCGCGGCACCAGCAGCCGGGTTGAAGAACACCGACGCCTCGGCCATCCCGTCCTTCATGCCGTAGATCCGGCGCATGGCCCGATGCCTCAGGCCGTTCTTGTCGAACGTCCCCCGCGGTGAGGAGATCGAGTCGATCGCGGCGTGGTCGTCGGACAGGTCGATGCCGTCGATCAGCAGGAAGCAGTCGAGGCCAGTACGAACACCAAGAGCCATGCGTTGACCTACCGTTCCTGGTTGAAGGCGTTGACGATGATGCACGGGACGTACACCGAGATCGCGCGCATGAGCTTCCCGGACTGGTTGATGTACCCGGCCTGGCTGCGCAGCCCCGGCCCGTAGGTGCCGAGCACGTCGACCTGAGTGATCAGGCCACCGAGGGTGAACCCAGCGTGGAACGCGTTGAACAGCAGGTTCACCACCCGGGTCATTTCCGGGTCGATAGCGTCGGCCGGTTCGCGCAGCATGTTGTCGTACAGCCGGAACACGAACTCGATCCGCAACGACGTCTTGGCTAGCGTCGACAGTTCCTTGATCGGGTCGATCGACTGGAACCAGACTGCCGCCGACAGTCCGGCCGTCACGTCCGTCTTCGGCTCGTGCAGCTTGATCCGCTCGAACGCGCCGAGCCGGCCAGCGTAGGACGAGAGAGCGTTCATGATTTGGCCGACGTCGAACCCGTCGGACTGGTCGGCGGGCAGCGTGACCTTGATAGCCCCGGCGCGGTAGCCGGTCGCGCCCTCCGAATCCGTCACCGACACCAGCACCGGGTAAATCCCGGACGCCGTGTACGTGTGCGACTCCGTCACATCCGGGTACGTCGACACCGAGTCGGCGGTGAAGTCACCCCAGTCGAACCGCACCGTCGCGCCGACCAGAGACTCAGCATCCGTCACCGACGCGACCGCGGTCACCGTGCCATCCAGATCCACCAGCGCCAGATCAGTGATCTCCGGCGGGGTGTTCCCGCCGATCCCCAGCGAGTAGACGACATCGACGCCGTAGAACCCTCGGCCCGCCGTGCCGGTCGCGGGGAAGTCGCCCGGCGTGCCGTTGAACCGGCCATTCTGGCCACCGGGTGCGTTGGCGAATCCGAGGCTGGTCACCGCCCCATCGGCGGACACCACGTCCGCGTCCAGCGCATGATTCGCGAATCCGTAATTACCGCCTGACCCGAAGCTGACTACCCACTGTTGGTTCAGGGTCCGCTCGACCGGCGTGTCCAGCGGGAACTCGACCCACCCCGCCGACAGGTTCGTCGGGAGATTAATCCGGGACAACTGCGCGCCGCCGGTGGACCAGATCGTGGCCGTCCGCCCCACCAACGCCACCGGCCCGGCACCCGACCACACCCGGATACCGGTGATCGTGATGTCCTCGTTCGCCTTCTGCGCGGTCCCCATCTCGTAGGTGTCCGCGTCGATGATCTGTGTCGGGTCCGGCCCGGACCAGCCGACAGCCATCACGCACCGCCCAGACGGCGAATCAGCTGCTCAACGTACGGCTGCACCACAGTGGGGACCTTGCGCTGCAACTCCTGCGTGGTCTCCCGCACCGACTTGTACCCCTTGAACTGGGTCGTCCGGTTCCGGCTGCCGGTGCCCTCCAGCCACGGCCCGTAGACGATGCCCTGATCGTGAGCCCACACGATCTCCGGTGTCTGCCGCTCCAGCATCAGCTGGGTCTCGTAGTACGGGGTCGGGTCTTTCAGCCGCTGGTCCAGCTTGTGGTGCCAGTCCGCGAGGCCTTGCGCGCCGACGACCCAGGTGGCCTCGGTGACGAAGTCGTCGACCATGGGCAGTGGGTTGCCGGTCAGGAACGTCCCGTGGATCTCGACCGAGGTGCCGATCACGACACACGCACCCGGTAGAACCCGGTCTGAACCCGCTTCTCCAGCTCGACGAACCGGCGCCCGGCCGCCTCACGCTCGTTGTCACCGGACCCGACCGTGCGCGCGAACCCGCTGCTCTCATCCAGCAGGTTCACGATGGTCTTGGCAATGGCCAGTTGGTTGATCAGCGGCGGCGGCCGGAACACCGACACCGTGTCGCCGAGCAGGTGACTGGCCGGGGTGGTGCCACACACCCCACGCTCGACAGTGAGCTGACGTTGCGCGTAGACCGTGACGCCACCAGTGTGCGCGGCCAACGGCGTACCGTCCCACTTCCTGGTGACCCGCAACGTGTTGCCGGTGATCTCATCCACCCGCATCTTCTCGCCGTCCAGCATGATCACCTCATCCTCGGTGAACGCGCTTCCGGTGGTCACCGCGACCGCCGTGCTGGACTGATCAGCCGACATCAGCACCTGCAGCGTCTGGCCAGTGGTGGACATCGACCGGTTCGTGACCTGCATCCGCTCGCTACCGACCAGTAGCAGCGACCCCACGCCGATCTCCCAGCTGGCACCGATCGTCACCGTCGACGTGCTGCTATTGATCCCCGCCGCCAGACTCGACGCCGCCACGTCGTCGACCTGGTAGCCGAACGTGCCGGTGATGCTGATCGCGCGCTGGCTGCTGGCCGCCGAGGACCACGCCGCGCTGCCACCCCGGTTGATCTCCAGATGGTCATAGGGCGGACCCGTGTCCGGCCGCGCATACACATTGCCCAGCACCACGCTCGCGCCACCCGAGGTGACCGCGGTCGGCTGACCGGCCAGCTCGTTCTCACCCAGCCACAACCGCCACGACTCAGGGGAGTCGAGCTCGGGAATCCAGTCCAGGGTCCGCGTTCCTACCTGCGGGTAGAACTTACGGAGCGTGAGCCGCTCAACGTAGTCCGCAGACGACGCGTTCAACCGGTCGATCCGCCGGTTGTTCCGGGCGGTCTCGACCGAATCGAGAGCCGTCTTGACCTGCTCTCTCGTGCAGTAAACAGGCCGCAACGTCCTCGCCTTTCTTTCTGGCCTAGGGCGCGTACACCCGGACCGTGTGGCCAATATGGAGTTGTGGGTGGTGGCTGGTCGTCCCCTTGAACAGGCCAGCCACCCTTGCGTACCCGATCAACCGCTGTCGGCGGCCTGATCGGAGGGTACGTCCTTGGTCTTGGTTTTCCTGGCAGACGCGCTACCAGCAGATTCGCCGATCTCCTCGAGCACTTCGGTTCCGCCGCTGGTCACCGGCTCAGGATCGGTACCCGAGTCCCGGGCGCCCGGGTCGTCGGGCACCAGACCCTGCCGCTCCGCCACCTCAGCCCCGCCCGTGCTCGACAGCAACGCCGCCACCCCATCGGTCTGCGACAACGTCTCACTGCCCTCACGACGCAGCTCATGACGCGCCGTCGCAGCCACCGAGTTCACCGCATCCCACGCCGACCCCGGATCCTTGATCCCCGTCACGTCGACCGCGTCATACACGTTGATCGACTCGTCGCCGCCCTGCTCGAACGCATCCCGCGCCTGACACGACGGCTCCGGACAGCGCTGCGAACCGACCGCGAACACCACCCCGTCCCGCCGACACACCCAGTTCGTCATTCGCTACTCCCGTCCCGTACAGCCTCAGCGACCGCGGCGGCCGCCGCGATCCAGCCCGACTGCACCAGGTCACCCGTGTCCGCAAAGTCCGGCAGCCGATCGCCGGTGACCGCCGACACGCCACCCACCTCGGTCGAGTACGCGTCGTAGGCCACCTTGCCCAGCTCGAACGCCGTCACGCTTGACCCCTTCACCACGTCACCGGGCCACCGTCCCACACCCAGCCATCGAACCCGCACCGATACTTGCCCTCCGGGTCGGTCTGCAACGGCTCACCATCGTTCGGACACGCCACCGGCGGACCGACCCGGCTGGCAGCTTGCTCAGCCCGGTCGGTCCGCACGATCTCCAACAACTCATCCCACGACACGATCAGCTCTGTCGCTGCTGGTCCTGATCGTGGTCCCGCAGCCGCGCCGCCAGCTCAGCCTTCGTGCCGGTGGTCGACAGGCCACGCTTGGACGCCTCGCCCCGCAACGTCTCGCCGGTCCAGCTGGGACCGTCGTACGTCTCCGGGTCGTCGTCGCTGCCCTCGGGTTGGGGAGCGTCTGCGACGGCACGCTCCCCAACCCGGGCCTCGTCGGCCAACACCGGCCGGTTGCCGGTGCCTCGCCCAGCCGACTCGTCCTCATCGCCGGCCTCGTCGTCGGGTCGGCGGATCACATCCTGCGATGGGTTGTCCAGGCTCCGGAACCGCTCACCCTCCTCACCCGGCCGCGCATGCGGCAACCCCGCCGTGTCATCGTCGGGCAGCATGCCGTCCTCACGCGCTTGCTGCACCCGCGCCGAACGGTCACCACCATCACCCGACTGCAGCTTCGGCGTACCGGGCGGGTCCTCGGGGAACGACGCCCCCTGCTTCGTGATCTTCGGACTTGCCATGCTCTGTCTCCTCAGGTCAGGCAGCCGCGACGGCTGCGCCGGTGTCCAGTGGGACGTACCACAGATCCCACTTCACCGAACCTGTGTTGGTGGCGGCACAGTCGAGCAGGATGCTGCCCGGCTTGAGGATCAGCGGCTTGGCCAGCACCTTGTCCGGCGACAGGAAGTTCAGTGCGTCCTGCATCCCGGTCGCCGGTGTGCCCGTGATCGAGTACATCGTGCCGACCGCGTCCGCCGTGATGTCCAACGTCGCGCACAGGTTCTGTGTCGCGCCAGCGTCCGTCGGGTCGAAAGTCAACTTCGTTGCGTCGGCCTGCGTCTGGATCACCGTGGTGACCTCGCCGTAGATCGCGGTGATCGCGACCTTGCCGCCCGTGATCGTGAAAATCGCGGACGCCGTCGTCGCCGGCAACGCCGCTGTCGCGCGAGACACCTTGATTCCGTACTGGTCTTTCGCCAGTGCGGTGCCTGGAATACCTGCAGCCATGTCAGCCTCCTCTCAGATAACCCGTGTGGGCGCATACAGCTCGACGACATCCCAGGACGAAGCCGCCAGGGAGTTGGTACTGGTGATCTCGCCGTTGTCGTCGACTGTCACCGCGCCTACGTCCAGTCCGGTCAGCCCCACGAATCCCAGAACCGGGTATTCCTGGTTGTTGGTGAACTGCCCATTCGTCGACCCGGTGTAACGGACCTTCCCTGCAGCGCTCATCAGACCAGCGCCGGCAGGTTCGCTGGGTCGCGCATGACATGCAGGTCCCGCAGGATCGCGGTCACCGTGCCCGCGCCAGTCGACGTCAGCTTCACCCGCGAATACCCCGCGGACAACTCCGGCGCATCGACCTCAATGCACACCACGTCCTGGCTACCAGTGGTCGTGACAACCGCTCCGGCGGCCTGGGTCACCTTCACCCACGCCGCGCCCGGCGTGGCCTGGACGTAGTAGCGGGTGATCGTGGCCAGCACCTGGTCACCGCTGCCGTCCGCTTTTTCCTCGGTCAACGTCCAGATATCGCCGGCCGCGTTGAACCCGATGAACGTGACACCGCCTGCGTTGTGCAGCGGAACGTACACGTCGTCCGCGTTGGCGAGCACGTTGATCGATCGGCCTAGTGCTTCCATGTCGTACCTCTCACTGTCGGGGTGTTAATGCCGAACCGGACCTACCCGGGCCGGGGGCGTTACTGCCCGGCCACGGGGCGGTACGTCTAACGCTGACGCAGCTGGGTGCACAGACAGTTAGCCCAGTCGCATTTCACTGTGCAGTGATCCGGCTTCATGCGCGGGTCGCCAACTGCACGAACGGCGAGAGGTTCGCCGAGCCGTTGTGCGGCGTGATCGCCGACTCCAACCACGGACGCCCGTCGTTCCGCGCGATCAACCGGTACGTGGTCTTGTCGCTGGTGAACTTCACGTGCTCCGAGCTCGCGGCCGTCATCATCTGCCGGTCACCGATCAGGTACATGGAGAAGTCCACGAACGACAGGTCACCCTGCGTACCCAACGCGGCCGGTGCCCGCTCCGTCATGATCACCGGGCGGCCCAGCAGCGTCAGCACCGGCGCGCCGTGCGCGTCGACCAACCACACCGCAGACCCGCCGGTACCGACCTCCAGCGCCATCGTCGCCAGCTCCACGAACACATCCGGCGACGCCAGCCACACGGCGGTGGCCAGCGAGGACGGCAGCATCCGCGCGTACATCCGGATGACGTTCTGCCACAGCACCGTGCTGGCGATCTGACCGGTTTCCTTCGCGACCGTGATGATCGCCGTGTTCGTCGACGCCAACGCACCCAGCGGCTCACCCACACCCGTGCCGAGCAGGAAGTCCAGATCCTCGTAGTAGGCCATGGCCTCGGGGAAGGTCTGCTCGATGAACCCGCCGAACGCCGGAGCGTCCTTCACCAGCTCGTTGGGGACGTGCGCCAGCGCGGTCTGCTTGGTCGCCTCCAGCTTCAGCGACCCGAACGCGGCCTGGGACTCGACCAGCTCTTCGCCCTCTTCGGTGCGGTAGACCACGATGCCGCCGTACACCGAGGACACCCGGCTGGTCTCGTCGATCTTCGGGAACCGCAACGTCGCGCTGGACATCGGGATCACCCGCGCCCTCGGCCGGACGATCGCCGCACCCAGCGACGCGATCAGCAGCTCGGCCCGGAACTCCTCCGGCACCAAGAACCCGCCTTCCGACGGGATCTTCTCCGAGTAGTCCTTGACCCGCTGCAGCTTCTCCGCGGCGTCGCCCTTGAGGTTCGCCTTGTTCCAGATGGTCTGCAGGTACGCGGCGATGTTCGGGAACTCGCCGTTGAGCACTGCGCCCGGCGCGTCGGGGTTGGGCTGGTGGCGGCGGGCGGCCCGGTTCTGCTGGACGGGCTCGGTGTAGTTCAGGTTGACCTTGGACTTTTTCGAGTCCATCCCGTTGGCTTCCATCATCTCGTGGAAGATCAACTGGGTCTGCTCGCGGATCTGCGCCGCGATCCCCGGGTCCTTCTCGTGCATCGTCTTGGCGTACGCCTTGATCAGCCGCGCCAACCCGCCCTCTTCGGCATACGCCGCCTTGACCTTGGTGTCATCGGCGAGGAAGTCCTCGAGGTCCGCCGGGCTTTCCGGGATTGTGACAGTCATCAGGTCCGTGCCTCCTTCAGTGCCCTACGGAATACGTCAGGGTCAAACGCCGCCTCTACTGGCGGGGGCTTGTCTGCCATGGCGTCGGTGATCGAACCGGCGAACGGCTCCCCGACGGGAATAATCTTGGCTGCTGGCTTGGGGGCGTTGGCGTAGACCGACAGGTCCCACGCCGCGAACGCCATCTGCTCCTCAGCCGGAGCAGGCGTCGGCGCGGCATCGGTCACCGCGTCCGCCAAACCAGCAGCCACGACCTCAGCGCCACCGACGTACCAGGTCTCCGCCCGCATCAACGCGCGCCACTCGTCCGGCTCACCACCAGCCTTGACCGCGTACATCCCGGCCATGTTCTGCGACGTGCGGTCGAGCAGGTCCGCGTACTTGTGCAGCACCTCAGCGTTGCCCTGCTCGAAACCCCACCCATCGTGGATCATGACCTGGGCGTTCGGCGCGACCTCGACCCGGTTGCCCGCAGCCATGATCACACTGGCGGCGGACGCGGCCACGCCCTCGACCACCATCGTCACCAGCCCAGCGTGCGCCCGGAAGTTGTTGTAGATCGCGATCGCCTCGAACACATCCCCCCCAGGCGAGTTGACGTGCACCGTGACCGGGCCGTCCCCGATGGCCTGCAGGGCTTGCACGATCTCCGCCGCGGAGATCCCCCAGAACCCGCCGTAGGGGTCGATCACGTCGTACAGCCAGATCTCGCCGCCGCCCGCTGTGGACACGTCCGCGCGCAGCCGGGACGCACGCGGCGCCACCCCAGCCGCGAGAGCCTGCATCCGTAGTTGCCGCCAGTGGTGCGTCACTGCCCACCACCAGCCGAGCTACGGGGGATCTGGGTGTGGTTCTCCCGCTGCCACTCGATCACCTGCCGGCAGGTCAGTTCCAGACCCTGAATGTGTTCGGGCGGGCTGCCGTGCGCGTCACACATCTGCGCATACACACCCAACACTTCGGGCAGCAGCTGGTCCTGAGCACGGAAGACCACGACCGGCTCATCCTCGCCGATCGTGCCGTGCTCAACGGTCACCCGGCCGTACTTGCGATCAAGCCCCATCGCCATCCCCTTCCGTATCCCAGATAGCTACGACCGTGCCCCGGCACCGCTCCCCGCCGAGGCAGTCCTTGAACCCGCCACGCGGATAGTCCTCTTTGGACGCCTCAAGCGTGGCGTACATCTTGCCCTCGACCTTGCGGCACTTCGTACAAGTGTTGCTGTCCAACACTTCCGACGCGAAATATGTTGCTGTCGGTGCCGCGTCCAAAGTGGCCAGACGGCCAGCGTTCTGCGCCGCCGTCACCGCACCACCCAACGCCTGCGCAGGCTGCGCATCAGTCAAGCTGTCCAGGTGCTCACGCACACCCGCCGCGACCGCCGCCGCGTCCGTGTTGCTACCGGCCAGCCGCAACGCCGCCGCCCCCGCCGACACCGCCAACGCCGCACGCATCAACCCGGTGGTGACCTGCGCCTGCGTCTCCAGATCGGCCTTGTCCGGCACGACCTTGTCGACCTTCACGCCCTGCTCTTTGGCCTCACGCACCACCGCGGCCGCGCCCGTCGCAGCGACCGCGACCAGACCAGCCGTGAGTGCCGCCGCCGCCCCACCATCCGGCGTGATCAACTCCAGCAGCGCGTCCAGATCCCCCGCCGCGATCGCGTCCTGCACCTGCTTCGCAAGACCCGCGTACTGCTTGTCCAGGATGCCCGGCCACTTCGCCAACAGCTTGTCCAGCGCGGCCTGCCAGTCCTCACCCAGCTGGGTCAGATCCACATCATCCGCCGGGGACGCGGCCCGCACCGTCGGGGTGGCCCGGCCGGCCGGCTGTGGATCCGTGCTGGCCGGGCCGTCGTTCCCCGCCCCCGGGGAAGTGGGTGGGGGTGGCGGCACCGGATCCACCTTTGTTCCCGGTGCCGCCTCGGGGGCTTCCGGATCATCACCGTCGGGGGGTACGGGTGACGCCGGCCGCGGTTCCGCATCCTGCCACGCGTTCACGTCGATGTCCGCTCCAGCGTCGACCAGGATCTGCCGGCCCTCGATCGGGGTAAGCAGGCTGTTGCCCTTGACCGAGAGGTACAGCTTCTGTGCCGTGGCCGCGACCGCGGCCGGGTCGCCTTTCTTCGTTTCGTCCAGCTCACCGGTCGCAGGCTTGGCCGGCTCGGCAGCCTTGTCATCCTGCTGCTCGTCGTCGTCATCGGGCTCAGCGGGCTCGGCCGGCTGCTCGACGACCACGATCCGGGTCAGCTTCGGCAAGCCGACGAACGCGCACGCCTCGTCCCAATCCACCCCGGACGCCGCCAACGCGTTCGCGTCCTCGATCTTCGCCTTACGCTCCGCCCGATCATCCGCCTTATCCGACGGCACCGGGTTCTCATAACACAGTTTCACCGTCTTACCCGGCGGCCCGAACAACTCCCGATACGGCCCGTTCGCCAGCTCCGCCCACTCCTCCAGATTCGGAACCAATTCATCCTTCGCGAACGTAGAATCCGCCGCATACGCATTCGCCAAATTCACGTTATCGCTAATACCCATTTTATGCTTGTGAATACGGAACCCTTCCAGCACCGCATCACGCGTCAAACCACGGATCTCAGCGAACTGCATATCCTTCATGTTGAACTGGCGCTGAACGAACTTCCCGTACTCCAGGATCGCGATCCTGTGCGCCTTGTTCACACCCCGGTGCTGCTCGTTCCACCGCTTCCGCAACCGGTTGTATTCCATGTCCGGCAAGCCAGTAGGGATTTCCAGGATCCCTCCCGGGGAGGCGTCGTTGTCGAAGAACCGCGCGATCCACTGCTCACTGGTGAGCGACACACCCAGCGTCGTCCCCAGCGTCTGCACCACACCCAGGCCACGATGCGGGTCCATCGGATGCGGGAACGTCATCCGCATCACCTCGGCCAGCTCCAGCGGGATCTTCGTCCCGTCCGGCGCCACATAGATGTAGCCGACCAGGAAGTCATCCGGATCCGGCACCGGCCACATCCGGTCCGGACGCACCGGCCACCACGCCCGCGGCGTACCCACCCCCGGCTTGCCGAGGAAGTCCATCACCGCCCACGCCTCACCCACCGCGCGGTAGTGCCACGTCATCATGGTCCGGGCGAACTTGCCCGTCATGAACTTGTTCGGCTTCTGCCACAGCTTCACCGCCAGCGACTGCTCACCGGTCACCCGGGGTGCGTCGCTGTCCGGAGTGGGGTTGATCTGCTCCCGCTCGCCGTACCACTTCACCGCGGCGGTGCTGCCCGCGATCAGCTGCAGCACGGAGAACAGGGTGGATTCGCCGGTGGTGAGCTTGAGCTGTGACTCTTTCCCCGACGCGCCGAACAGGCGGTTACCGACCGAGTGCCGTTCGGCTTCGTAGGTGTAGGGGACCGGGGGTCCAGAGTCACCGCCACCGGCGGGGGAGGTGGCGGCGTAGCAGTCGACCAGGTCACCCAGCAGCGTCATCAACCACCGGCCTGCGGGCGCATGGTGCCCTGACCGAAGGTCGGAAACGAGGGACGGACGGAGACGATCACAGGGTCAGGATCCGGCACGCCGGTCGTGACCCGGTTCAAGACACGCGCAGCAGTTTCGTCACTGACGCCTTCCGCGCGCATCGCGGTCACGAACTCGTGGGTCGCGGACTGCAGGGTGTCGAGCATCTGCTTGCGGATCCACGCGACAGTGTCGGCTGGTGCGGCGGCCGGGTCCGGGCCGGTCATCGCTCGGCCGCGCGTTCCGCCGCCCGGCGCTTCGCCGTCCACAACACCTTGAACTCCACCACCGGCACCGACAGACCGGCCGCGATCCACCCCGCCCACACCTCGACCTGGAACACGCCGTAGGTGATCAGGCCACACATGACCAGCGTGCCGAACACCTCGGCAAGCACCAGGCTTGCCCGTGCCAGCACGCCCGGCCCTCGGGGGACCGGGCGGCCGGCGGCACGGGCGCGCGCCTCACGGGCCTCACGACGCTCGGCACGCGACCCAAAGACAGATTCCACCAAAGACTCCGGTTGTCGGGGAATTGCCACCACGATTACCCCTCCAACCACAAGTCACGATCACGGAACCGGACACCCAGGTCCCTATCAGCCACAAGATACCTCACGCAATCGGCCCCGTGATCATCCACTTTCAACGGCGATTCCTTCTCAGCCTTACCATCGGCCGCCGGCTCCCACACGTAACCACCGAATTCCTCAGCCGTGCACTGCGGCTTACCCGCCGCCTTCAACGACTCATCCCGCTCCACCAACGAATCCGGCAAAAGCACCAGACCCGGCCGGCCGTTCCCGGCCACCTCCAACCGCGCCTCGACCGCCTGAATCCCCTCGGTCACCGTCTTCCTAGCGGCAGTCGTGCCCATGCCGAGATGCGCCGTCAGGGTCGCGCGGCCTTCTGCATCGTGGTCGCAGATGATCGCCTGCGGCTGCGGCTCCGTCCACACCAACAGACCCTGCTCCAGCGCGTCGGCTGGCTTCTCCCGCGTGAACGCCACCTGCTCCCGGGTCAGCTTCAACCCCGGCCCGATCCGCGTCACCAGCTTCAAGATCTGCCGAGCGTGATCCTCGACCAGCCGCTTGGTGTGGTAGATCTCCCGGTACAGGACCAGCTGCCCGTCCGGGTCCTGCGCCCACCACTGGCACACGAACGGATTCTTGTACCCGAAGTCGACCACCCAGAACCGCGGCCACTCAGCCGGGATCTTCTTCGGCCGCTTGTCCGGGATGTGCACCGCCGGATCCCAGTTGTCATAGACCAGCCCATCCGCCGCGGTCCACAGCCCATGCCTGAGGCGCTGCTTGCGGACACCGGTCAGGTTGTCCAGGCGGCCGAGGTACGACACCCCAGCTTCGGTGATCCGATACAGGCGGCCTTCGTGCTCCTCGACCACACCCGGCTGCAGGTCGGTCGAGCCGGTGGCCGGGCCGAGGTCTTCGAAGTAGCGGGGGTTCTCCCAATGCTGTGCATACAGAATGCTGGTCAAGCCCTCATCGCAGCGCTGCTTCAACCAATGCGTCGGCCGATCCGGGTTGCAATCCGCGATGATCTGCTGAAACGACACCGCCCCGTTACGCAGACGGCTGGTGAGGAACTCCCAGTCCTTCGGGACCAGCTCCGTCGCCTCACCCACATACACCAGGTCGACCTCGGCACCCATGACCTTGGTGACGTTGTCCAGCCCGGTCAGGAAGATCTTGGAGCCGTTCGCGAACCGGTACTGCTCCGGCTCGCTACCGGACCCGCCGTAGTAGACGCACAGGCCGCCCGCGATGGCCTCGACTGCGACGTGCTCACGCCACGTCTGCAACGTCGTCGACGTCAACGACTTGTGGGTCTTGCGCGCGATCAGGCCCACGAACGGCCGGTGCTCGACCACCTTCCCCGCGCTGTCGCGCACTGGCCCGCCGTCGGCCGCGGTGCGGACCTTCCCGTTCAGCAGCGCCATCAGCAGCAGCTTCTCGAGACAGGCCCGGGTCTTGCCGGGGCCGGCCGGGCCGGACACGAGGACTTCGTTGTCGCGGCAGTTGAACAGGCGCAGGGCGCTGCCGCGGGGTGTGTATTCGTGCCGGAGTTCGTCCTGCTCGGCTGGCGCGACGGTGACGGTCATCGCAGCTGTTTGCAGAGGCAGTTGGTCCAGTCACAGTCCACTGTGCACTCTTTGTCGCTCATCATTGATCCTTGTCGTCGTGCTCGGCCGGGTCCGGTCGGGCGATGCTGATCTCCGCGCCGTTGTCCACGATGATCGCCTTGTGCTCGGGGAACACCCGCTCGAGCCGGGCGAGGAACCTGTCTTGGTCTCTCTCGTTGCCGGCGTCTCTGACCTGGACGACGATGACGTCGCCGGGTTGGAGGCGCATGATCCGCACCGACTCGAACCCCGGCTCATCCGGTTCGCACATGTGCGCAGTCCCCACCAGAACGCCCGTGCCGCACTTGCACCGCTCGTACAACGGCCCATCCACGTCGCGCGGGTCGGTGCCGCTGCCGCGTTGCAGCCGGATCGGTGGCTGCTGACGTGGGCTGATCATTCCGTCAGGCATCAGATGAACTCCGTTCCAGTCGCCTCAACCCACGCAATCGAGTCCTGCCCATACCCATCCCGCAGCAGAGCCAACGCAGCCTTGAGCGTGTGCGGTGTCTCGGTCGCGATGGCGATGCACGCGTTCTGGTATGAGGAGCTGGGCTCGGACACCCAGTCGCCGTACACCTCGCTGGCCGCTTTCGCCATGCACTCGCGGAAGCTGTGCAGGTAGTTCGACCATGCGGCTTGGGTGAGCTTGTCGTCGCTGTTGCCGATCGACGCATAGACCACGGTCAGCTGTTTGTCAGGCATTCGTCATCTCCCTGATCATCACTCTGGCTGGCGCCATCCCGCAGTCGTCCAGCACGCACCGGTTCTCCGGCAGGCCCAGCCACACCGACCCCGGCCAGCCACACACCGCCTCATGCTCGTGCTCACGCAGCACGGTGCCTGACGCGCGCGCGATCGGCTCGTGCTCGGCACAGGTCGCCACACTGACCGTGCCGTAGTGGCCGGGGTCCTGGATCATCAGGTGCCGGACAGCTGGCTTGGTGCAGCGCGGGTCGGCGGGTGACCGGCCGTGGAACAGGCAGCCGCCGTCTGAGGCGTGCATCGGGTCGGCCTCGGCACCGATGTGCGGCCTCACGACAGGTTCCCGAGGTCGTGGCACAGCGTGTCCGGGATCCGGTACTGCCAGATGACCTCGGCACTCGCGCTGCTCCCCACACGGCCCACCCTGGTCACCTCAGGGCCACGCTCCAGCACGTTCAGGCTGTGGATGGGTTCCTGAGGTCCCAGCGGGTCGCCGATCATCCTGAGTCGAGCGTCGACCTCTGTGGTGGTCATCGGGCGGCAAGCAGCCTTGAGCACGGCGAGGATGGCTTGTCTGGCGAGCTGGGCGCGTTTCTCCGGTGGTCGTCCGTAGGTGGTCATGAGAGGTTCCCGAGGTCGACGCCGCCCACCATCGCTCGCAACCGCGTGAGCGTGGCCGAGTCCAGCCGCTCCACTTGCCGGCCGTACTTCCGCGGCGCAGGATGCGGCAGCGTGCCCCGGTTCCTGGCCAGGCCGCAACAACCAGCGCACATGCCATATGACGCGCGCCGGACATACCTCTGCTCGCGCAGGGTGGCGAACCGCTTGTACGCCTCGTACTGCACGGTGAGACGGCCGCAGTCGATACACGGAATGATCACCACCCTCATCACGCACCGCCCTTAGCCAGTTCGTGCGCGGCCCAAGACAGCGCATCAGCCACCAGCGCCACCTGCCGGAGCTTCTCCGCAGGCATCCAGTCGATCGCGGCCACGGCCTGGTCCAGATCGGCCTGAAGCAGGTAACCGATGGCGCCTTGTGCGTGCCGGATGATCCCGGCCTGTTCACCACCGCCGCGCAGTCGGCGAATGGCATCCGCGTGTGGGTTCGTCATGACAGGTTCCCCAAGTCCACGCCGTTCACCTGGTAGGTGATCTGGCCGTTCACCGTCACCTGAGCTGGCGCGTTCGTCCCGTTCAGCTTGGCCTGCGCCTCGATCGTCGCCCGCAGATCCCGCAACGCCTGCATCTCAGGGCCGGAGTCCCGCAACGGCTGGCCTTCTGTGTCGCGCACGATCTCGCCGCCGGAGATCGTGACGTGATCCCGGTCCGCGATCTCCTCCAGCCGCGCGAGGACCATCTCCAGCCGCGCGTTCTGCTGGGCACGCATCTCGGATACGGCCAGCTGAGGAGCCGCGGCGACCGTCTTCCAGTACATGGTGTGCGCGTTCTGTTTGGTGATACCGAAATGCTCGCCTATCTCGGCGTAGGTTTTCCCGGATTCTTTGAGGCGAACGATCTCGGCGTTGCGTTCAGCGAGTTGTGATGGCGTCAAGCGGTCTTGGGTCAACGCGTCGTCGGTGGTCATGGCCCCTCGCTGGTGTGTCTACGGGTGGTGTGACTTTGCAGTTTCGCCAGTCGCCGTATCCGGCTTGGCGCCAGATTTCGGCTGCGCTGGTGAGTTTCAGTGTGTGGGTCATGGGCTCCCCTCGTGTGTGACTGTGTGTAGTGGTTGTGGGTGGTGGTGGTGGGTTTGTGACAGGGGATAGTTACAGGTGACGCCGTGTCTGTAACTGGGTAACTACTGTCACTTCTGTCACTAAGGGTCACTGTCTGTTATACCCTGTCACCGTACGTTAGAGTTAGTTACATAATTACAGTTGTTACATATAAAATGTCTCCAGAGAGCTGTAACTAAGGGGCGTCACTTTCATCCGGTGGCAGTGTGTAGTTGCCGCGCAGGGGTGAGGTCAGCTGACCACGGTCTGTCATGCGGCGCAGGAACTGCCGCACCGTGCCCGGCTTCACGTCGTCCAGTTCATCGGTGATGGCCTTCACCGGCACCAGGCCGTTCTGCTGTGTCACAAACTCGAGGATCCGCTCGACCACCTCGCTGTTGGCCTTGGCCGGCCGCTTGGGTTCCATCACCGACGCGATCGAGCGGGTGTCTTCTCCGTCCCACACCACCCGGCTGGTGGTGATCGAGTCCAGGACGCCGGGCTGGTCGGACTCGACCTCGATCGTGACCTGGATGATCCGGTAGGCCATCGAGGGCTGTTTGGGGCCGAGGTTGGACTTGACGTGCCCGAACAGGTACCGGTCTTCGTGTTCGTCCTCGGGGTCGACGATGCAGTACAGGACGCTGCGCGCGACGGCGGTGAACGCGCGGGAGGCCATGATGGAGTTGAGCGGGTCGTGGCCGCCGGACTTGTTCACGTGGATCAGGCCGAGCACGGACACGCCGGTGGTGGAGCAGAACTGGGCCAGCGGGTCCAGGACGGTCCGAACCTCTTTGTCCTTGTGGGTGTCCACCCCGCCCGGGATCACCGACATGAGCGGGTCGAGCACGATCAGCGCGATGTCGTGGGTCACGCACAGGGTCGTGAGCCGGTCGAGGTCGCCGGGCACGCTCATGGTGGTCGAGTAGCCCTCGACCGTCCGCGCGTCGATCTGGAACACCCGCGACCGATCCGCTCCGGCCGCGTGCAGGCGGGGAAGGATGACCTCTTCCCAGGCGTCCTCGGTGGCCACGATCCCGACCCCGCGCGGACTGCCGTAATACTCTCCCGCCAGCCGCCCGGTGGTGAGCTCACCGATGATGTCGTAGCTGGTGGTGGACTTCCCGATGCCCTCCCGGCCGGTCAGGAGAGTAATAGCGCCCAGCGGGATCCGCAGGTGCATCAGCCACCGCGCGGCGCGCATGGGGCGGCCGGCGGCGGTGATGGCGTGCAGGGCACGGCCGTTGGTGGGGCGTTCGCCCTGCATCGCGGCGGCGAACACGGCCAGCTCGTTCTGCAGCGCGAGCAGCCGCGAGTCGCTGGGCTCGGCACCGGCGAGCTGGGTGAGGCGTTGCCCGGCCTGCATCATCCGACGCCCGTTCGCCGCCTGCAGCACCCGATCGGCCGAGGCTTCGGCCATGGCGCCGGTGATGCCGTAGGAGAACAGCTTCAGCAGGTACGGCCCGGCGTCGGGGTAGCCGAGGCGTTCCAGCTCGTCGCGGACGGTGTCGGGGTTGATCTGCTGGCCACGTGAGTGCAGGGTCAGGATCGCGGCGTGCACGCGCTGTTTCGGGCCGGGCTGGAAGTCGTCGGTGGCCAGCCTGCGGGCGGCGGTGACACCGTCGGGTCCGTTGAGCGCGGCCGAGAGTACGAACTCTTCGGCGTTGACGTCCTCGGGGGGCAGGGTCGTGGTCATGCGCGCGCACCGACGGCCGGGGTGAACAGGTCGTCGATACGGCAGCCGAGGGCTATGGCCAGTCGGGGGAGCAGGTCGATGGACGGGACGGTCTCGCCTCGTTCCCATGCGGACACGGCCTGATGTGTGACGCCCAGCTGTCGGCCGAGTGTGACCAGTGACAGGCGTCGGGCTTTTCGTTTACACCGCAAGCCTTGTGCGTCGAATACGGCCGTCATGGTGATCAATCTACGGCCGTGACCACTCTGTTGCAAGCCACGCTTGCATCACGGTGTGGCACCCCTTAGGGTGTGTCTATGACCACCACGGAGAACCCCGCCACCCAGCTCCCCTTCCTGATCCCCGCCGCGAACCTCGCCGTCGGCGACACCGTCCGCGACACCGACGTACCCGACTGGACCATCGCCGGCATCACCACCACCCGCGAGGGCGACGTCGCGGTCCGCTGGGCCGACGGCGGTCGTGGCTGGTTCGCGGCGGGCCATCTGGTGCAGGTGGTCAGGCGGCAGCCGGTGGCGGTGTTGAACGACCTCGTCACCGCGCTGACCGGCCTGACCGACCAGTGGACCGGCGTGGCCGCCGCGGATGTGCGCGACGCGAACCCTGACGAGAGCCCTCTGCTGGCGGCTGATCTGCTGGCTGAGGCTCGGGTGCTCAGGCAGTGCTCGGTCGAGGTGCGCGCGATCCTCGACCGGCTCCAGTAGCCATGGGCGACCGGACACGGACAGCGGTCCACTGGTTCTCAGAAGGCGGATTTCTCGTACGCGGAACCCTGGACCCGCACACCGCACTCCAGTTCGCCGTCAACGAAGGCGAACCCTGGCATCTCGGCAACGCCTTCGAGATGGGCAGTCGGCCGGATGAAGAGAACGGCGACCAGCCAACCAGCGAGGAAATAGGCGAACTTCGCGACCGTCTTCACGGCTACCTGTCCACGGCGAAGCCGGGTCTCTACCGGATCGTTCCTGCCCACCCGGACAACGACGAATACGGCTGGTTCATACATCCTGCGCGGACGCGAGGTCGTGGCGTGTTCGAGGGGGTGGCGTTCTGGTGACCGGCCACCATCGCCGTATCCGCACCATCACCCGCACCACCCAACTCCTCTGCCTCGCCGCCGCCGGGCTGTTGCTGGCGCTGGTGGTGCTGCCCACGCTGTTCGAGCTCCTCAACGTAGGGACACCCTGATGACCCAGCCACCCAGCCCCGGCGACATGGCGATCGTGGACCAGGCGCACGCGGACGCGTCGCGGTTCATTGACCAGATGCTCACCACCGGTGTGACCGAGCTGCAGTCCGGCAGGCCAGTGCACGAGTTGTTCGTGTCGCTGGGTGGCGGCTTGTGCCTCACCGAGAACGTGAATGGCCCGATGGGGCCAGCGCAGTATCGGGTGTTGGTGGCGGCTGCTGTGTCACGGCTGGCTCAGATGCATCACGCGGTCGAGCAGCTCGCCGACACCCTCGCTGATGACCAGCCCACTGCGGTGCCAACCGATGAGGGCTACTGCGAGGCCATGGCGTATGCGTCGTCGCAGGTGCGGAGGCTGGTCGACGACCATGGCTAACCACACACCCGGCCCCACCACAGGCCTCACCCGGTGGCTGCTCGAACGCGCTCGCGACCTCATCGCATGGCTCCTGCCCCGTCTCCCCCGGATCCTGCAGGAAGCCGCGATCCTCGCCGGCTGGATCGCGCTCGGACAGATCATGTTCGAGTACCAGCAGTGGACAGCGGGCTTGTGGGCGACGCTGGCGGGGCCGTTTGTTGAGGTGCTGGTGTTGTGCTGGCGGTCGATGTGCGCCGCGTGGCCGCACCTGAACGAGAAAGAGCCGGTCGCGTGACCCTCGACTTCCAAGACGCGTACGACCGCTCCCGGGATCAGGCACCGTTTTCCAACGGCACCGAGGGCTACGGCTGGATGGCCAGCTGGTGCGATGTCTGCCTGAGGGACGCGCCATTCCGCAACATGGGTAAGGGGTCCGGGTGTCCGCTGCTGCAGGTCGCGTTGATGGGGCGTACGCCTGCTGAGTGGATCGACGGGCCGAGGGACGAACATGGCGCGTATTCCATCGAGGGCCAGTACACCTGTGTCCAGTTCAAGGGTCCGGGTAGCGGTGGCTGTGGTGAGCCACGTCCCAAGCCGGAGCCGCCGGGCATGGACGGGGCTGTTCGACCGGCCTGAGCGCCGGACCCGGATGTATGTCCAGTCGGAACTGGTGCGTAGTGAGACGCGCGGATAAGCGCACGCCGGAGCAGGTCGTCATCCAGCAGCTGACCAACCAGCTGGGCCTGCCCGACCGGGACCTGTGCCAGATGCACCGCAAGTGCGGTGCACTCCTGCCGGCGCCGGAGGGGAGGTGGTGGCGGTGCGCGTGGACCTACCTCGCTGAGGACGGCACGGGCCGGGTGGTCGAGTGCCCGGCGCATGCCGAGTGGCGGCTGATGGTCCCTGGGCTGGGGGTGCGCAACGGCTGCACCGGCTGTGTGGCTGGTGCGATCCGGGCGCACTTGTTTTTGAACCGTGAGCGCTATCGGAGAGGAGGTGACAGGCCCTGATGGGCAGGGACAGGAAGGACGACGATCCGCCGACCAGTCCTTTCGAGGATGTCCAGGAGGACATCGACGACCTGACCGAGCGGATCAATCGGCTTGACGACGACGAGAAGTAGTACGGGTGGTGCCGGTCAGGGGTGCCCGGCACCACCACCTGGAACTCAGTGAAAGGCAGGAAAACGATGACACACCAGAACGGGCCGCATCGGGCCTATCAGGCGCCACCGGCGGGGAAGAAGCCGCGGCGTGGGTTGCGGGTGGCGGTGGTCGGTGTCGGTGCTGCTGGGTTGGTGGTGGCCGCTGCGGTCGTGTTCGCGCCGGGCCGGCCGGTGGACACGGCGGCGGTGGTGGATCAGGCGCCGGTGGCGAAGACGGTGACGGTGACGGTGACTCCGCCGGCGGTGACGACGGTGACCGCGCCGCCGTTGCCGGCGGTGACGGTGACGTACACGCCGCCCAAGCCGGCGGGGATCGGTGACGGGATTTACAAGGTGGGTCCGGGTGGTATCGACGCGGGCCGGTATGTGACCGAGGGCGGCGGCGGGTCGTGTTACTACGCGCGGCTGAAGAACGACAGCGGTGATTTCGGCGCGATTATCACGAACAACAACCTGGATGGGCCGGGGTCGGTGACGGTGAAGGCGGGCGAGTTTTTCCAGGTCCGTGGTGGCTGCGAATTCCGGAAGGCGTGAACGGCATGCCCGGCAGTGATGAGCCGATGCCGTGCAGGAGAGAGCACGTGAGTTACAGGTACGACATCAGGATCGAACTCACCGAGCCACTGACCGATGCGCAGTTGATCGCTCTGGAGGAGACGGTCGACGAGGTTGTGATGGGCAACCTGGGCAACCATCTCGGCCCGTTGGGTTACGAGGGCTACCAGGATGGCCCGAGCACGGTTAGGTCGGTGCGTGATGGGGACTGAGGATGAGTTCGCGGCCGAGGAGTACCGGCAGCAGCGCGCCAAGGGCTGGTGCCCGGTGATCGTGCTGGGCCTGGTCACGCTGACGGTCGGGTGTTTCCGGCTGGCCGCCGCGGCAACCGATCGGATCTTCCGGTGATGCGGGATCTGTTGTTCGGTACGCCGGCTGGCTGGCAGTTGGACGTGTGGCTGGCGGTGTCTTCCGTCGATAGCCGCGTGTGGTGGGTGCCTGCGTCGGTTGTGTTGGTGGTGCGTTTGGTGGCCGACTTCCGGGCAGTGAAGAGGTGGCCCGATGGCAAGCCCTGAGGCAGACGAATGGGCCAGCAAAATCAGCTACGGCATGCCCCACGACGTCTACCTCAAAGACCCCGTACCCGGCGGCAGCCTCTCCAGCTCCGGCGCCCGCATGCTGCTGGAACCCAACTGCCCCGCCAAATTCCACTACTGGCGCACCCGCCGCCGCCCACCATCCACCGAGTTCGACCTCGGCACAGCAGCCCACAAAGTCCTCCTCGGCGCCGGCCCGGAACTGGTGGTGATCGACGCAGACAACTACCGCAAGGGCGCGCCGAGGGTCGAGCGCGATCAGGCGTACCTCGCCGACAAGACCCCCGTCCTGCAACACCAGATGGACCAGGTCGAGGAGATGGCCGCCGCCGCTCGCCGTGACCCGGTGGCCGGGCCGTTGCTGGCCGAGGGGACCGGTGAGCCTGAGGTGTCGTTCTTCTGGATCGACGGCCCGACCGGGGTCCACTGCCGGGCGCGCCTGGACTACCTGTCCTCGCTGTACACCAAGGATGGCCGGCTGATCATCCTGGATTACAAGTCGTGTCGGTCGGCCGCTCCGGCGAAGATCGAGCGGGCGATCCTGGATCACGGCTATCACATGCAGGCGCCGCATCTGATCGACGCGGTGGTGAACACGGGGCACGCCGAGGACGCGGTGGTCTTGTTCATTTTCCAGGAGAAAGAGCCGCCGTATTTGGTGACGGTGGTCGAGCCTCATCCGATATCGGCTGTGTGGGTGGGTCGGGAATTGAATGATAAGGCGCGTAGGGTGTTCGCTAAATGCAGTGCGGCGAATGTGTGGCCGGGTTATGCGTCGGATATTGTGGAGATTGATCTGCCTATTTGGGAACAGCAGCGCATGCAGCGCGTCGTGAATGCACATCCGATTAGGGGAATAGCATGAGTGACCTGGACATCAGCACACCGTCATCGGACCGGACCAGCCAATCGACCCGGGTCGAGCAGGCGCGCGCCATGGCCGAGGTCCGCGCGGCCATGGCGATCGCGATGGAAAACCCGCGATCGACCAACCTGGCTCGCTCTCGTATGCATGACTCGTGCGCACAGATGTCGTTGGCAGAGCGCGCTTTCTTCCGGTTCCCCCGCTCCGGCGGGATGGTCACCGGCCCGACCGTGCACCTGGCGCGGGACCTCGCGCGGTGCTGGGGCAACATCGTGCACAGCGTGAAAGAGCTGTACCGCAACGATCTCCGGCTGGAGTCGGAGATGCTGGCCGCCGCGTGGGACATCGAGACGAACACGCGGGTGGAGCTGGGGTTCATCGTGCCGCACAAGCGGGACGTGAAGACCGACGTGGTGGCGATCACGAGCATGCGGGACATCTACGAGAACAACGCCAACGCCGGTGCTCGCCGACTGCGTGAGGCTATCTTCGGTGTGCTTCCGTTGTGGTTCAAGGAAGAGGCACAGGAGCTGTGCCGTGCGACGTTGGAACGTGGGTCGTCTGGCGGTAAACCTGCTGTGCCGCTTCAGGTCCGGAAGGACCGGGCGATCGAGTGGTTCGCTGCCAAGGGGATCACGCGTGAGCACCTTGAGGACAAGCTGGGTGAGCGGGAGGGGCGGTGGCGTCCGATCGACGTTGCTCAGCTGGTGATCATCACGCAGTCGTTGAACGCTGGTGAGTCGACGCTGGAGATGGAGTTCCCGCACAGGTTCACGCGTTCGGCGGACATCGAGCCGGCTGCGGCGACAGCGCGGCCGGCTTCGGTGAACACGAAGGTTGAGCAGTGGCAGCCGCCGGTTGAGGAGCCTCAGGTGCCAGCGGATTACGTGTGTGATGTGTGCACGGCGAAAGGTCAGCATTTCCAGGACGTGTGCCCTGATTTGGAAATCGACACCAGCAAGCTTGACTGAGAACGAGAGAACGGTTGAGGGGTATGACAGACGACTACACAATCCGCGTACTAGCGGACGTTCTCGCGGACCGGACCGCGCAGCTGGACGCGTGTATTCAGAGCGCGACTGAGTCCCGTGATCAGTTTCAGGAGCAGCTCGATACTGCGCACCGGCTTTATCGGGATTTCCGGCGTGCTGTGCAGGAGGCGTTGGGTATTGATCGGGCTGAGTTGCTGCCTGAGGATGAGGTGGTCCGGCAGGTCCGGGCGGCGGCTGGTGGTGAGCAGGAGCCGGGTCCGTTGACGAGGGCGTACATCGCGTCTGGTTATAGCGTGCCGGCCGAGCAGCCGGTTGAGGCGCGTGCCCGCGTGATCCCGATGGGTGATCCGTGGATTGCGCCGGAGCAGCCTGTTGTGACGGATGATGGTGCGCCGACGGAGAGCCTGCCCGCGGTCGAGGACCCACCCACCGTGCCTGACGGGTGCACGGTCGGGCGCGTGCTCACCCGCGACTTCGACTGGGACCTCAGCGACCTCATGCCGCTCGCGATGGTCAACCGGGCGGGGGACTGGTTTGAGTTCTCCCACATCCCGGATGGTGCGCCGTCTGGTGATCACGCGGTCTACAACTGTGCGGGGTTGGAATCCACGAACTCGTTCGCGGAGTTGCTGCACATGCACGGCATGTTGTGGGAAGTCCTCGACGCCAGCGAGCAGCAGTCCGGTGTGGCCGGGCAGGAGACGGCGGTGGACCATGGCTGCTGATGAGACACCTGTGACCCTGGACGACCTGCCGCCCATCGACTGGGCCGGGCCGCCGATCAACGATCAGATCACTTTCTGTCCACGGTGTGGATCGGCGGTGCCGATTCTGGCGACGATGATGCAGGCGCATGAGCGTTGGCATGCCGCGATCGAAAACCTCACCGTCACCGGCACGTTCACCGTGATCGATCCGATCACCAAGGTGCCGTCGTTCGACGCCTGGACACCACGACCGATCCCGGTCGAGCCGGTAGCGACCGAGGACTGGCGGTACCACCACAGCCCGACAGAGTTCAAGACCGACGAGGACTCCTGCGCGAAACACCGCGAGTTCATCAACCGTGTCTGGCAGATCGCGACCGAGGCGGGCCATGAGTCCGGGACCAGCGTGACTGACTTCCTGCGTGAGCAGCTGGTCGAGCGGCGTAGTGCGGCTGCATCCGCCCAAACAGACCAGCCCACCGAGCGGCAGCGTGCCGAACTGATCGAGGCGTTGGGGCTGGACCAGAACACCGGGTTCCACGCCGCGCTGGACGTGGCGCGTGAATGGCGCCGTCGCGCAACCTCAGAGAACTGGACCGACACCCCGCCGGTCGGCCCGCATTCGTGTGAGGCGCACTGCTCCCTCGACCACTACGAGGAAGGTGTGGAAGGACCGTGGCGGCAGGCCCAGATGGACAAGGCAGCGGCCGAGGCGGGGCCGGTGACTGACCAGCTTTTGACTGACCTGCTGCTGCGGGTCTGTGAGCCGGTACCGGTCGAGCGCATGCGCAAGTGGTCACAGAAGGACCGGGAGGAAGTCGCCCGGTGGGCTGGGCTGGTGCATCTGCAGGCGTCGGACAACGATGTGGATGTTCCCGAACGTCCAGCGTTCCTGGACGGACCGGCCGAGGCTGAGGTGTGCCCGTCGCTGTACCTCACGGCCACCGGCCATCTGGTGGCATGCGAACAGCCCAAAGTGGATGAGCCAGACCTGCACACAGCGATGCTGGACGGTCACCGAATCGCGTGGCGTGAGCCCGACGCGGTGCCGTCGCCGTGGCCGGTGGACCAAGAACCACCAGCCGGCATCAACCTGCTCCGCGACACCGACTGCGAACTGGTGCCCTACCTGGCACGCGTACAAAACGGGTGGGGATGGCTCGGAGACCCAAACGGGTCTCGGACACACGGGGCCATCCAGTGGGCAGAAGCCGTGCTGGACGTTGATGGTGACCTGGTCGTGGTGCGGCCATGATCCAACTCACCTGGCGCGAATACATCACCCTCCGATCCATCAGCCACGGACACGACCGCCCCGCCATCATGGCCATCACCGGCTTCACCGAAGAGATGGCCAAACGCACCGCCCGGGAACTGCTCGACAAATTCCAGGTCCCCCGCGCCATCCGGAAGTCACAAGCCGCGTACGCGCTGGCCGTGCGCCTCGGATTCGAGTACGGCTACCTCGAACGCGGCCAGCCGGACAAGTACGTGGCGTGGCCGGGGATGAAGGAGACTGCGCACGGCCCGGACTGTTACCGGTCGCGTGCGTGCCGGTGCGGCGGCACACCATGATCCCGAACATCCTCGGCCTGGACCTGTCCATCGCAGCCACCGGTGTCTGCTGGCCAGACGGCGACACGGACGCCATTCTCGGCAAGAGCACGGACGGCGATGCACGGCTGGTCACCATCGTGGACCGAATCTACCGAGCACACCTCGGTTTCCAGTTCGACCTCGCCGTGCTCGAAGACCTGCCCGTGCACGGCAAAGCGGCCGGGATCACCGGCATGGTCCACGGCGCGGTCCGGCTGGCACTGCAGCGCATGAAGGTGCCATACGCGCTGCTCGCCCCGGCCACGCTCAAGGCGTACGCCACCGGCACAGGCACGGCCGACAAACACGCCATGCGCATGGCCGCGTTCAAACGCGCCAACCTCGAATTCAAAGACGACAACCAGTGCGACGCGTGGTGGCTGCGTCAAGCCGGCCTGGACTGGACGGGCCACCCCGAGATCCAACTCCCGCAGGCGCAGCGCGCCCGGCTGGAGAAAGCGAAGTGGCCAGCCATGGCCCGGAAGGACGCGTCGTGATCCGTATCGCTACGGGTGCGTTGTGCACCCTGCTCGCCGACCTCGCCCTCACCACCGCACCCGAAGACGGCGCCGACCCACAACTGGCCAGCGTGCTGCTCTACACCGACCGCGGCTACCCCGACCCCGGCGAACCCGGCGTGAGCGACATCCTGGTCGGGGTCAGCACCAACCGGCGCGTGGCTGGCCACGTGTTCGCCGGCAGCGACGGGCAGATGACCCCGATGCTGTGGCCTGTGGCGAAGGTGGCTCAGGTGATCGCGGTGTTCAAGCCCAAGCTGAAGGGCAACAAGGAACACGGCGTGATCATCACGAGGGACACAGAGCATGTCACGGTGCAGGAGGACCCGAACCTGTTCGATGATGGTGACTCGATCACGTTCAAGCTCGGGGATATCGAGACGTACCCGCACAAGCTGACCGAGCTGATCGCGGACATGCCGACGTCGCGCAAAAGCCGGGACCTGTCCAGCCTGCTCGATCAGCCGAAACCGCGGACCGACTTCTACGCCGTCGACCTCGCCCTGCTGGTGAAGATCGCGACCGGCCGCAAGAGCGTGATCGAGACGTTCCGTCTGGATCAGGACTCCCGGATCCTGGTGCGGATCGGTGACTACTGGCGTGGCTGGATCCGGCCGGTGCCGTACGAGCAGGGCAGCACGAAGGTGGGCAGGCACGCCTATGAGCCTGAGGGCGACGTGTACCACCCGGATCTGCCGGGCACGGGTGTCGATGTGCCGGATCCGTACGCGCCGACGGAGAAAGAGCCAGTGGCTGCGACGGGCGCGGCCGTCGATCCGGTGCTGCCGCTGGGTGCCGACGACGGTGGTGAGTTCTTCGTCGACCCGGCCGAGGTCGAACAGGCCGAGGCCACCTCATGATGGATGTGTGGATCGTGCTCTCACTCACCGCCCTCATCACCCTGCTCGCTGGCGCATGGATCCGCGAACGCATCCTCATCCGCCGCGCCCGCCGGCAGCTGGCCGCGACGGACCACAGCCCGATCCCCGAGAAGAAACGGTCAAGACGATGATCGATCCCATGGTGTTGTTCGTGTTCGCTGTCCTGTTGATCCTGGTCGGCGCGGTCGGGATGTCGCTCTACGCTGAACGGGTGGACCACCGTCGGCGCACCCGGATCCGTCGGCTGGAGACTGAGTTGAAGCTGGCGAACGCGATCGTGGACACGGCGGCACCCGGCCGGGAACCCGCATGAGCTATTGGTGCGGGTTCGAGGACACCACTGACCCGGCTCTGGACTCCATCAACATGACCAGCAACGTCGCTCCGATGTGGCGGCTGGCGGGTGCTGATCTCGCTGCGATGAAAGGGAAAGCAGCGAAGGAAGTGCGCGTCATCCTGGCGACGGCAGTAAGGAACATGCTTGCCGAGCCGGAAAAGTACAAGGCACTCAACCCTGGTAACGGTTGGGGTGACTACGAATCCTGCGTTATGTACCTAGCCAAGCTGGCCATCATGGCGGGCGAGGTTGATCCTTGTGACACGTTCCGGGCGAGTCATTAGGTACCGGTAGGATGACGCTCGGGGGCGGCGGGGGCACAGCCCGTGGTGGTCCCTCGTGTGGTGTTCCCGCTGGTTTAGTATCGGCGTGCAATCGGTGATGCGCTGACGCGCTGTTAGTCGCTTCCAGGTTCCGACCCCTCGGCCGGGAAACGAACAGAGGACCCTGCACACCAGTCACGTGCAGGGTCCTCTGTCTGTCCGGGGTCAGGCTGGCTCACACAGCTTGTCGTAGGTCTCTTTGATCGGCCGCGCCTTGTCGTGCGCCGCGCGCATGGTGTCTTGGGCGCAGTCGAGGTAGCCCTGCCGGTAGGCCATGAGCACGACACGGACCACGAACGTCGCGTTCCGGACGTACTCGGGATCCGGGTTCGGCGCGGTCATCGGATCCGCCAACGCCACAGCACGTACCGCAGACGCCACCACGCAGGCCACCGCCGCCACCACGGGATCAGGTACCGGCGGCAGCGGGCACACCGCACAGGCCGGGCGGCCTGCGACCATATGTGCTGCTTACACGACTTCCTCATCCGGCCCGACCTCCTCCCTGCTGGGCAGCAGCTCGATCACGATCTCGTCCAGCTCCCGCGCGCACGTGAGCAGAACACCCGCGCCGGGACTGTAGGTTGCACCGCGTAGCCGCCACGACGACGCCAGGTCGATTAGCCGCGCCCGCGCAACATCCACCTGCGACGCGCTCATTTGCGGCCGCGTTTCCGGCGGTTCACCCGAGCCACCTGTTCATCGGTGACCTCGGTCCAGTCCTCGACCACGATCACCTGACGCCGATATACCTTCCCGCCGTCGCGTTTGCTGTTAACGATCCACTCGGCCAGCGGGTAGACCTTCTCGATCTCGGGGTGTCCGTTGCGGACCAACATCGCGCCGGACGAATACAGCTGCCCGTGCTCGACGACAACATCGTCTGTCTCCGGCATGGCTATCTCCTGCCCTGGTTCTGTCATGCCCAGTCACGCTCGGCGTACTCCATGAAAATCTCGCGCCAGCTTGTGCCCGGCATGCGACTGTTCCTGTCCTGGATCTGCCTAGCCTCTGACTCCAAACTGACCACCGTGCCAGGAGGTAGGCGCCGGATGACCTCGACCACCGGCGACGGCCTAGCCACTGGCCACCGGTGACTAGGAGGTGGCATCAACGGTGACACCCGCTGTGCTGTCCGCTGCCTGGTCGGTAGGCACCTGCTTGGTGTCGTCGCCTACCGAGTAGGCAGCGATGCCTTGGATCTGGGCACGAGACCACTTGGTGATGGCCATGATCTCGGCGTTGGGGATTTTGATGGCCTTGGCGTCGGCGACGGCGGAGATCAGTCCCTGGCGGGCTGTGTCCAGCGCGGCGCTGGCCTGGTGATAGTCGGTGGCCATCTCGGTGAGGATTTCGATGTGGCCGGCTTTGTCGAGTGGTTCCATGGTGGTGAGTCTAGTGTCTAGACACCCTCAAATCAATACTGTCTAGACGCTAGACACGGCAGTGTCTAGACAGTAGACTGGTGTTACACCGAGCGAGGGAGACACCAAATGCTCACCACCAGCCACCTCACCAAAACTCCCACCAACCGCGCCAGCGTCCGCGGCGGAGACATCATCGACGGCGCGCGGGTCGAGGCCATCCGGTACGGACAGCTCAAGGGTGTCGAGCAGGTGGCCCTCAAGTTCGAGGGCGAGGAGTACGGCCCGTACCTGCCCGCCGACTGGCACATCAGCGTCTACCGCTAGACGGCAGGCCCCCGGGAAATCGGGGGCACCTTGGGGGCGCGGCCCGAACCCCGCGCCCCCAGCATCTGACACCAACCAGCCCAGCCAGACTAGCCCCGAAGGTGAGACCCCGGTGACCGCCATCGCCCGCCCCAACCGCCCCGCCCGCGTCGTCCTCACCCCCGCTGCCAAACACGCACTCTCCGGCAGCATGTGGCTCATGGGCACCCAAGCCGCCACCGAACTGGCCAGCCTGAACCTGATCGACGCCACCGGCCGGATCACCGAGAACGGCGAGCGGATGCGCTCCTACCTCACCCACCAGACCCACCTCGGCCACCTCGCCAAGCAGGTCCGCGCCGAGGGCATCGACGGCGAAGACCTCGCCGACCTCGCCGCTGGCATCGACGCCGGTGAGGAAACCGGCAGCATCACCGGCACGTCGGTGGATTTCCAGTTGGCGTTCGCGTTGGCCGCGTCACTGTCGGAGCAGTCGGCTGAGGACCTGCGGCAGGACCTGGAGACCTACCTCGGCTGGTGACTGACCGGTCACAGTGGGACCCAGCAGGCTGGGTCCACGCTGTGTCCGACCAGCCCACCTAGGAAGAGGAACCATGACCACAGCAACGGTCCAGTGTGACGAGGTCACCGAGCACGAACCGCACTCGGGATTCCGGGTGTCGGCGAACGGCCAGCCAGGCGGACTGACCCTGACGCCCGTCACCTGCTCGGGTCGGCTGACGGCGGGTGCCTGCACCCCGACGAGCTGCGTCAACCTGAACGACCCCGTCGCGCAGGCCAACTGCTCGCTCTGCTGATGACAGCGAAAGGCCCGGCCCTCTTCTACAACGGGCCGGGCCTCTCGGTGACTGTTGAACACGAGCGGTCACACGGCGCCGACCCTACACCCCCAGACAGACAAAACCCCCGCCTCATGCGCCGAGGCGGGGGTCTCGCGTCAAGAACCCTTGTCGTTCTACCCAGGTCAGGCAGGAACACAGCCGAGACTACCGCAGCCGCTCCACCGACTCCACCGACACCGGCTTGTTCTCCACCGCCCACACCGA